GCTCCACAATGAGATCCTTTAATTGCTTTGGAGTGATAAATATAAACTCATCCTTGGTATCAAATATCCACCAATCTGCGGTGGTTGCCATCAACCCGGATCGCTTGCCATACATCTCCACTTCCACCACGAGATTGCCGGAATAATGAGCCTTCCAATCCTGCTTTACCTCATAGCCTTGCTTCGTATTGGCTAAGAAGAAATCAAAGCCAGAGAACTTGCCTGGTATGGGTATGGGCTTATGCCCTTTGGATTGGAAGAACTCAATTAATTCGGCCTCACGCAGCTTGCCAACAGATAGGCTGGTGTCAAACTCAGTCATGGACGCTCACTTCTACCCACGTCTCTTCTTCCTTGTAGGTTTTGACTTTTTCCTGACTGACTTCGAGGGTGATCGCTTGAGGGTCATCTTCTGGTATAATGTCCGCAGCCCGGAGCGAATCGACAAGGTACTTGACTCCCCCAACAAGGTTGTCCGGGTCGCAGATTCTGACTCGCTTGGAAATAATGCGGACTCGATGGCGATCATCGCCTCCTTCTGCATTTCTCTCTTCTCTTTGACTCGCGCCCACCGATTCATACCCAGAAGTGTGTTCAATGAAGGGGTTCGTTTCTTCACGCACAGCGTTATTTTTTCTCCCTTTTCCATCACTAGTTGGCATTTATATTTCTTCCCACCAGGTTAATCTTGGCTGCCATCTCCCTGTCACATTCAAGCAAATCATGAATCTTACTACAGGTGTGAGATATATTGCTATGATTACGATCGAAGACCTTGCCCAGCTCTTCCACCTTATATCCTTGTTTGCGAGAGTAGAAGATTGCACATTGGCGTGCCAAGGACACATCCTGTGTGCGTTTCCTACTTTCTATCTCTGCAACACTTACACCAAGAGTCTTGGCACATATCTCTTTGATTTCATCAATGGATATCATACATTCTCTGTGTGTATATATAGTGATGTCAGGATCACTTTGATTATTCATATCCTCACCTGCCAATGTAGCCACTAATTGTTTTAGTGCTGCATGGAGTACCACAACCGCGCCTTCAAAGTTCTGATTACTGATATGATCTTCAGCATAACCCAGCACTTTATCCATCTCGTTTATTTTCAATCTATTAGCCATTCGTCACTGCTCCTTCCTTCATTTCTTAACCATTTGTTGATTTCTCTTTTATCCCATGCAAATCCACGTCCACCACGGCAGGCCATGCCATCTACTATGTAACAGGTTAATCCTTCATCCGCATGGAATTGATCCAAGGATGTCTGTGATTTAAACCCAAGTAGTTTGAGTGCTTTCTTGCTGGTAATAAGATACTTTTTTGCACCTTGATTCCTGCCCATTACGCCACCTTTTGGTTAGCCCAACGCAGTGCATTGGAAAATTCATACATGGATATGGTCTGCCTATTACGGATCTTCCTGGTCTCAATATTATGTTCCTTAATTATCTTGTAAACATAACTGCGACTCACACCAAACTTCTCGCTGGTCTTACTAATAGACAAACGATTCTCAGTGAAAGGAGTGCCAAGATTTAATGTTTTAATATCATCGGAATAGCCCGGCCATACATCGGTTCGCAAACATTCACCATATATTTTAATCGCTTCAAGCACACGGGGTACTTCACGCTCAATATCATTGTTGTCTATATGGTAACATGCAGTGGCATATGGTTCAGACTTCTCGACAACCAAGAACACAAACTGCTTGGGCTGCTCGCCCATCTGCCTTAATGCAGTCATGTAAAACGCAGCTTGGAATGCATAGCCAAATTGACGAACGCTTTTGGCAAATCCTTTCTCACTTGCATCCATGGTAGTCTTTAAATCTATGACCATTCCATTCTCGCTATTATATAAGTCAGGACGCACCTTGCAGGGCGTGCCTTCGATCTCGAAGTATCCCGTATGTTCAGTCTTACTTGCCGGATGGTATAGCATCTCTAGTAGCAATGGATGCATTCTTGCAGATGCAGCTACTTCCATGCACATATTATAATCAGATTCTGGTAACCAACGCTTGTTTGGTTCTGCTGCTTCCATCTCTGCAAATGCATCTTTGTACGCTTTGGTTCTGCTTGAATTGCCATCAATCTCTGTTGGCTTGCATCCAAATTCGATATCAACTAATGCAGGCTCTAGTGTAGCTGTATGTACCAGGCTACCATTTAATAGGGCAGGGGTACTTGGCGTGGGGAACTTCATCGAATGCTTCACCTTTGCCGGGCAAGAGCCGAGCAATTGTCTTGCTCGACTCGAACCCAACGCAGTGTCCGCATGATAGTCTTCGTTACTAATGTTGGGACGTAACATATCAATAAGGGACTTCGTCCTCGTCCTCCTCAACGGGTGGTTCAAATGCTGCAAATGGATCTTCACCATCAAATAATGCCGGAAGATTGATTGCCTTTAACTCTGCCTTCACAATAGCTCGCAGATCCTCATCCAACTTTTTGATTGGCTTTGGATTCATGGCATAAGTTGTGTCAAGACCTTCACCATTACGCACCACGCTTATGTCGTACTTACGGCAGTCACCCCAATCCTCATCATTTGCAAGCTGCAATAACTCTGATTGTAGTTTTGTCTGCGTCATTTCCAATATCTGCACTTTACTCTCTGCATAATTATAAACCACAAACGCATAAAAACTGCGTGGCTTATCCTCAAATGCTTGGGGTGCTTCTGCACCTTCTGCCCAACGGATGGGACGCTTCTTCCCATCCACAACTGCCCAGCCTAACGTTCCACATATAAAGCCTGGAGTAGGCTTATCATCACTACTTCCGATTATTCGGAACTTATTATCTCCCTGCTGAAACCTCATATAGTTTCCAGCGCCACCACCACCCTCTGAAGGTGCTTTTATATTACTAGGTAAGAATGCCATAATTTTATTTATTTATCGTTTTTGTATTTTATTGTTGCTTATTGTATTTTGTCATGCTTTTAGAGGTACATGAGCAAAACCCGTGAAAATCTAACTAAACCCTTATCCCTTCGCTTACACTCTGAAGTGCGTAAAACTATTAAGACCCTGAGTGAGGATACTGGTCTCCTCCAAGCCCAGCTTTACGACATGGTTCTTCGTGCAGCTTGTAAGACAATTGCTGAGAATGACCATAGCTTTGAACTTCCGTTGAAGTTTGAGCTTCCAAAAAAGAAGTAAGTAATTCCTGCAAGTCTGTAATCTGTACTACACTAGGGCGGTCGGCAAATATCTCGACTGCCCCGTTTTCTTGTATGCGAAATTCTATACCATTAAATACTGTTGTTGTTATCATAGTTGATTGTAACTGATTGTAGTTTTAATTATTGTTTTTGCATATAAGTAATATGCATGGGAGGTTTTTAATTATGCGATCTTAGTCGCTGATATAGTAGGTAGCCCACTATAGATTGCATCAGTCAACTTAGTATCCTTATGACCAAGCGCTTTACTTGCCGGGTAAATTCCATTGCTTCGCATCAATCGATGTCCGCAGTATTTTCTTAATAAATGAACAGCATACTTTTCTTTCACGCCACACTCTTCTTTCAAGAATTGTGCAAAGCGCTCACGTATTTGTACCTGTTTACAATTCAAGATTAAGTCATTAAAGTCACGCATCTCCATGACCTTGTCCCAAAATGTAGGATCGCATGGCCTGTCCTGGAACTCACCACCACATTTAGGATTATGGATACGAATGCATTTATTGCCTTCGATGTCCTCATATAAATCACTCCACCTTGCTCGCCTCATCTCTGAGTTACGCAAGCCAAGGCCATACGCAAGTAAGTAAGCTTTGTAAAAAATTGGTTTGGTATGCTTGATCGATTCGCACTTCTCGATAACGACATTAATGTCATTAGTAGGTATAAATGATTTAACAGGTTGTTGCTTAACCACTGTGGTTGTCCAATTTACCATGTAGGAAGTCTCAATTCCCTGCTCATCATACCATTCGATCATACCACGTGAGAATAAACTTTTACTTAATTTCAATCTTTGTGCGCCTTCTGGGAAGTTACGCAAAAAATGCTTAGGCAAAATTAATCCACTCTCAGGATGCCTTCCACCCAAGTACCGGGTATCAAGATCCAAACTCATCTCTAATTTGTCCATGACATACTTAAATGCATTCGCACAATTACGCATCGTCTCATACTTCGGAACATTAAAAGAAGTGCTTCTACAATCTTTGTATGCAAAAATTAATTCGCTTAAAAGAATTGTCCGTGCAGGTGGCTTCTCATAATTCAGTACAATATTATTAGACATAGTTCGTGGGGTTTGGGGTAGATGTCCACGATTATCTAAATCCATTCTGCTTGTATGTAAAGCATTTACGTCTTTGTTGGCTAAGTGCATTTTTTTAATTATTTGTTTTAGTGGGTTTTAATACCCCATTGCACTTTCTTTAAGACATGCGTGACATTTCTGAACGAAAGTGCAAGGAATACTATTTTAGTAGATGTATAATTCCTTGTCTTGGAATCACAAAAAGCAAAAAATGTTTTAGTGTCAAACAAATTGTGTATTTTTTTTAAAATCATTAGGCAATGCTAGTAATACAGTCCAAAAAAAAGCCACCCGGAGGTGGCTAGGTGCTGACACTCCTGCCAGCTAACTCAAGGAATTACTACGTCCCTTTTGTAAATGCTAAGTTAGTTTGAGTTATTTATTTTGTCAAGTTACTCTAACTCTAACTCTGGAATATTTGGTATTCTTGGCATCTTTCCAATGTTCTCTATTGCTCGCTTCTTTGCTTTATATTCCTTGATACGCTTCTTGCGTTTGTAGTCTGCACCTGCACCAAAATGTTGGCTATATATCTTACCACCAATTGGAATATTCTTCTCAATAATTCTACCTGCTTTATCAAAATCTCCACTTAATGATGACTTGCCTAACTCAAAGACTTCAGTTGCTTTTGGTGGCAAGAACATATCAACCACACCATAGAGTCCATCATCTTTAATTCTATATACTGAGTATCTACTTAGTCCAAATAATGTAAGAATTGCATCTGCTGCTGCACCTGCAACATTCTCCATTTTAGGAACTTGATCTCCTGTCATTCCAGGCTTGTCATCTCTATCAAGTAGGTAGTCTTTAAATAAGTTATTTGCAGTCATGCCACCACCAAACAGAACAGACAATCGTATGCCTTGCCTCATGCCATCACGGATCTCGTTTGCATTTCCGCTTGCAAGTTTTCTTGTTATATCTCTGCGAGTAGTTTCAAGTTGTTTAAGTGCAAAACTTTTAAGAAAGTATGCAGGTCTAGCACCAGGATTCCTTAAATAAAACTCTGAATATTCTGACAATGATATGGGTTGTGTCTTTGCAAGTTGTGAGAATAAATATGTTTTAACATTAGGATCATTTGCATCACCACGCTTGAGAGCATCTAGGAATTTCTTTGTTTCTGGCCCATAGTATTCTGACATCTCCTTTGCGAAATCTTGGTACTCTTTGGATCTAACATTAGCAACTTTCTTACGAGCTTTTAAAAACGCACCATTTAGATTGGACTCTTTCATTAGTTCATCCATGCGTTTAAATTGCACTGCACCAAGTGTCTTTCTTAAAAGTTTATTAGTAACTTCTTTAGCTACCCCAAACTTACCTTTTTGCGATTGAGACAATGGATCGGAAAACTCTTTTGCAATATCATCTAGTCCTAGGTCTTTAACTGTTATTCCTTTTTTAGCTAAAGTTTTTGGTGCAGTTGTTAATGTATTTAAAGTACCATTACGATATGCATTAAGCATAAATTCTGATGCCTGTGTTATTGTGGATATTGGATTACCAATACTTGTAAGGTACATACCATCCCTATAAAGTTGTGCTACCTGCCCAATGGATTGCTCACCACCAGATAAACGAGCATCAATGAGTTCATTTATTTTTAAAGTATCTGCATCTGCTACTTTACCTCTTTGATTTAGCTTAGATAAAAGTTCTGTGTATCCCTCGACACCATCTACTTTTCCTGTGAACCTATTTTTTGCAACCCGGTAGGTTACATTGTTTATATAGTTCTGTATGTTTTCCTCAAGCCCACCATAGAATGGAAGTATGTCATCATCAATTTTATCAATGACACGATTCTTCATAAAGCCTGGTGTGCCATCACCTGTGTACTTAGTTCCTTCTAAATATTTCCTTATCGCTTCACGTTCTTCAAATTGTGTGAGTGGTTTTGGGTTGGTAGGCAATGCACCACCTTGAGGTACTTTGTTTTTATCTAAGTATGCTTGGTTAATAGCTTTATCAATTTCAGATTTTGCATCCACTCCAATATGCTTACGATACCCATCATAATCTTTCATTATGCGTGGTAGATAATCTTTTCTGTAAGGAACATCTATACCATTATCAGTTGCTAATTTATGCAAGTCATCGAAGGTTTGACGTAGATCATCAAATTGACGCTTCATGCCAGGTAGCTTTGTATTATATCTTTGAATAACACTATACACTTCAGACGTATCGCTATTTAATGCGTGCTTTGTTAAAAGTTTTCTATCCGCTGGTTTCATCTTCTTGAAGGATTCCATGAATGGAATTGCCTTATTCATATATTGACCAGCAAGCATGTTTTGATCTAACTCAAACTCATACAATTTGTTTACCATGCGTGGGCTAAGTTCCTCAATCCTTGAACTAATAGGACGAATTGCTTTGTCACTTAGCAGACCTGACTTCTGCATACCTGCATCTATTGTGTTAAGCACCTTCTCAAATGGTTTTGTAACTGCCTCTACCACTTTGTCAGGTAGTTGAATTTGACCTGTACTAGATCCTTGTATTACACCGTCTTTAGTGAATTTTGAAACAGGAGTCCTTTTAATAATCTTTACATTTTTAGGATCAAATACTACTACCTCTCCTCCCATGTTAATTCCATCATAACCTTGTTTTTTTAATATATTCTGTATTGCCTCTTGTTCATACTTATGGCCAGGCTTTACTTTGCCATCTTTTCTTAGATTAAAAACTTCTTGACTTGCATTAAAATAGTTATCTTTCGTAGCAATATTACCATTTATTTTAGTTTCTATAATAACACCTTCATCACCAGCAAAACGTATCACGTCTCTACCTGCATTTGCATTATCCATTAAGTAAACACCTGGGCCATACTTTTTGAATTTTAGATCACTTACTTGACCTTGCCCAGAAGTTTTAAAATTATTAAAATTTAATTTTGCTCCATGATAATAAACAGGTTCATTTTTGGTAACTTTTTTTATTCCACTATCTGTAGCTTTTTTATTTAAAGTTCTTTTTTTGTTTATTGCTTCTTCACCTAATTTTATACTTTCTAGTATATGGGAATCATCCCTATTATAAACATAAACATTCTCTAGTGGTCTAACAACTGCATTAGGTTTTTGCTTAGGAACTGCTTTGTCAATTTCTTGTGCGAGTTCAACCTCACCATTTGGCTTTGCATTCCTTGCCTGCCCACGTGTCTGTCTTAAAGTTTTTACGAATGGAAGCATTACCGCAACATCAAGCCCTGCAAATTCTAATGCATTTTTTAATCTACCAACTGCAAAGGAATCATCCACATCAGATGCAAGAAAGTCAGTAACAGGATTTGCGATTGCAGGAAATTGTTGCACAAGATCGGATAGTCTTTCTTGTTGTCCACTAAATCCTAGACCTCCAGCCACTCCAGATGAAGTTACAGTTTGTGCCATTGCACCAGCACCTCTTGCTTTCATTACCTGTGTTGCCGGACTAGCAAGTGTTAAAAATTGTGTCACTCCTTCTGCAAGTAGAGGTACACCTTCTTCGTATGGAATGTTTGCAATATTTTGATCTATCTTTTTTGCAGCTTCATCATTACCTGCTGCTGCTGCTGCAACTCCTGCAAGTGAACCTATTGCACGCCCTATACCTTTACCTGCTGCCACCTCACCTTGAGATGGTTTCTCGCCTGAGAATCTAGGTCGTACAAGTTTAGTTGCAACTGTACCCATACCTGGGTCATTAACTGCATTGGCTCGTTGACGAGCCTGTTGTTTTGCTCGTTCTCTTTCCTGTGGAGATAATGGATCTGCACTTATGGTTGGTATGTCTGCCTGTGCTTGCTCTGATTGTATGTTCTCCTGTGCTTCTTGTGGCAATGAAGGAGGCATAGGCATTGTTTGCGTGCCACCCATATCAGAAAACTCATTACGCATTAACTCAATCTCTTCAGGCGTTGGTTGCTCGCCTGCAATACGGACTTTCTTTACTCCGTTATTAGTTAGTACGCTAATGACACTCATCGTGTGGTAAGGTCTAAGTCTACTTGTGATTGTAGTTTTTGCCTTAACTGATCTAAGTAAGTAATCTTATCTTCAACTGCTTGATTATAAGGTATTGTGATTGTTTCACCTGTGCTTGGATCTTCTACTTCGTAATCTCCATCTGAGTTCTGCGTGCCTCTTAATTTAGCAACACTGTACTGTTTGATAGTATTATCATTAAGTGCATCTATTGTATTTGTAATTAATTGTGTCTTCTCACCAAAGCGCTCAGAACCCAACTTATTAAGTTTTCCTGTTTTTGGGTCACCCTCATATACATATCCACCAACAATTTTATAATTAGGAAATCCTGGAACTGATGGGATGTCTGTAAATTCTTTAGCTTTGTATTGTAACTCAACATCAAACCCATCTTTAAATTTTTTGAAAGATGCACTTACTCCCTCTGGTAAATCTTTAACTGATGCAAGGGCAGATGCCTTATCAGTAAACTCTGGCATCTTAGCTGCCTCTGCTGTCTTCTCAGTAAGTTCTAACTCTTGCCCTTTGATTTCATTTTGCTTTTCTTCTAATGTAAGTTTATCAAGTTCTAATTTATATTCATCAGCAGAACTAAACGCAGCCTTCATCGGATCAATTTGCCTATTTTTAATAAGGTCAATATTTCTATATAAGAATTGTGATCTAGCATTTAAGTTATCAAGAGTCACACCTGAGTTAGGATCTTGAATCATTGACGCTATTTCATCTGCTTCTCTTTCAAGTCCTTCAAAGGCTTTTTCCCTTTGACCTTGCTGTACCTTCTTTAATTCCTGTAACTCATTCTTTGTGTTTAATTCTTGCTCAAGGAGTTTTTTATTAACTTCGCTAGTTTCTCGTGCAAATTTTTTAGCCTCAACCTTATCCTTCATAGCAAGCTCGCCAGCTAGACCTTTAAGGTCTGCCATACTCATATCTCCCTTGCTAAACTTTTCTAGTCTTTGGAAATTCTTTTTATCATCTACCTCATTACCTGTGCTAGTAAATGAATCCATGTATTGTGGAAGCATGGCCTCAATCTCACCTGTAAGTTCTGCACGCTTCTCCTTGTTAAGCCCATACTGCTGAATCATGCCTCCAATCTGTTGCCCCATGTTGGCATACATTTGGCCTTGCGCACGCCCGGCTTCAACAATGGGTCGAGTATCGACCCGTGCAAGCGCTGATCCGTAATTTCCGCTAAAGAATGGTTTTCTTGCCATAATATTTATCTCCTTATTTTTGAGTCCATCCACTTACGGATTACTGCTTTCAAGCGTGGTTTATCTGCGATGAAGTTTGCGAAGCGTTCTCCGTAATTCTTGTATAGTTTAAAGAACCAGCTTGGTGATTCTAGGAACATCCACATACGAAACATCTTCCATGCTGGATTATGCTCGCCATATACTTCTCTTGCTACCCAGCAGAAGAGTGATGTATTACCAAGTAATCCACCTGCTGCTGAACCAATACCACTCATGATACCTGCACTCCTAGTTGCATCTGCTGCTACTTGAGCGCCATACATATTAGCAGCATTGGTTGCTTGGTTTTGTATGTATCCTAAACCACTCTCTGGGTTAAGATATGCAGGGCCAGAGTTTAATCCATAGCCTGCCTGACCAAACACAGATTGTCCGGCTTGCAAGCTTCCACCACCAGATCGTCCAAGTATTGCCTGGAATGGATCAAGTTGTCCTTGGTTCTCAAGTTGGGATACTCGTGAGGCTGCGTCTAAATATCCAAGCAATCCTTGTTGCCTTAATGATTCACGCAATTTCTCGGCATCCATTTGTGATGCCACGTTAAATTGGTCTGCCTGCATGGAGCGAGTATCATCACTTGTCTGTATACCTGCTTCCTGCCCAAGTACAGATTGTGCAAATCCTCGGTTCTGCATTTTGCGTTGGTTGTCTTCAGCAACCCTTGCCTGTGCTTCTGCGATTGCACCTGATTGGTCAAATGTTCTACCCATCATGGTGGAGCGTGCACGTGCAGCCTCTGCGATTTGTCGTTCCTCACGATCTGTTAGTCCTTGTCCAAGTGCTTCTTCTGCATCGGACATCAAACCTGCTCGTAGGGCATCTGCTTGTACACCTTGTGCTTGTACTTTTGCAGGATCGGAAATTCCTACTTCTCCAAGCAAGTTATCTTTTTGTTCCTCGATTAAATCTTTTGCCCCGGTCAATGCGGATGTAGTACCAGGTTTATAATCCTCCATGATTTGACCAAAGAGTGGTTCTAAACGAGCTACATCTTGCAGGTCTGCTTCACGCTGGCGTGACAGATTACCACGTTGTATATCTTCTGCCATTGCAGATAGACCTTTGAACTCACCATCACGGAATCCTGCTTGGTCAGTTGTGTTGACTTGCTGTACGAATTGCTTGCCCACTTCATCTGCAAGTCCAGCGTCCACATCTGCTTGAGTTGCGGTTTTGGTTTCGTATTGTGTGATGTTTCGTGTGTCACCAAGTAGGTCGATCATGCCATCACCTGCACGTTGTGTTGATTGACCTGGTGTGAATGTTCCAGGAGGTGCTACTACATCATTACCTGACGCATCTTTTTTGTAAATAGGTGTTGCTTCAGTAACTCCTCCTCCTTGACCAAATACTAAGGAATCTGGATAGTCTGCATCTATGAATGTTTGTGCTTGTTGTGGTGTAATTGAAGTTAAAGATTTAATTGCATCACTTGTAAAAGCCTTATCAAAAACTCCTCTACCAGCAGGCATATGTTTTGTCTTTTTCTTTTCCTCAACTATCTTGCCTGTCGCAGTATCAATTACTTTTACAGACATAACACCTGTATTTTTTTCCCAACTTTCAGCACCAAATTCAGTCACCACCTTCAAACCACCTTGACCACCTCCACCAGCATCAGCAGGTGGATCTTCATATCCAACAATAATACGTCCATCTGGTGCATACTTCTCATCACTGCCACTACCTAGCAAAGTCTGCCTAAGTATATCTGTGTCTGTCTGTGCAGTTTTCTTACGAATTGATTCTTCAAGTGGAAGCAAAGATTCAAGTGACCCTGTACTTGCAAAGTCTCCTGTACCTGTAAGTAATTCTACTTGTGCTTTAAGTGCGTCTGCCATCCCCTCGCCATAACTTGGCTGCTCAGGATAATTAATGTCTGGCCCTCCTCCCATTGTTATTTCCTCCGATTGATTCTATTAAAGTCGTACCACTTAATAGGTTTTTGTTTTAATTGTCTCATCCACCCAACAAATGGCAGTGGGTATGGAATACTATTTATAAAGTCTGAAATTGCATTATCTCCAATGGCAGTTTTTACATACCAGGCATCGGGTGCAAGTACACCCCATTGTTCATTTGGATGGATGTCTGCATCTGTCCTTACTGCTTTTCCAAGCAACATGGTTTGCGGTGTAATGAATACATAGCCATAGGCTGCATACGCACTTAAATCCTTGAACATATCGCCCTTGGTTGAATCGTAAAATTGCTTTGCTCGTTCTAGTATATTCATTCTGCGATTATATACTCCTCTGCATCACTTGCACTTACGGCTGCCCCTAGATTTATTCGTAACCATGCTGAACCATTGTCCAATGCCAGGCAGGGACTGCCACCATCTCCATTTGTACAATACACTACTTTGCCCGCAGTTCCAGCAGAAGGTAGATCCGCAACTGCAAAACTCTTTAGCACTACTGTTGTATCGGTTACGCTTGGTACTGTGACTGTTGGCTCGCCCAATTGATTTAAATTTGCAGCCGAAATATCCACCCCGGTTGCGTATGTAAAACCACGAGTTACTGTACAGGTAATTGCCATTATGCCACCTCACGTCTTGCATTTGCTCCTACGCCTATAGCTTCCAAGCTAACATGTCTAAAGCTCGGTCTCCCTGCAATGACATTGATTTCAATTTCCGCACCATATCCACGGGTACGCCCCGTACCAAAGCGGAAGAGTGCTTCTTCCGTGCCATCTGCGGTGTGGCTTAATACTGTGGTGCTTGCGTCTGGATCGAGTGTGTTGACCTTGATGTTAAATGCATCTTGGTTAACTGTGTTTGCACCCAACTGTCCACGCTTCCAACTCTTTACATTGATGTCTCCAAATGTGTATGAGCGTGTGATAAGTTTACCTGCAATTGCAGTTGTGCCTGACTCGGATGTACTTCCTATCTTGCGTCCACTATCATCAATGGAATTTTCTTCCATTAAGTACCAACCTGTTTTGTTGCCTGCAAATAATCTGCGTCTTGTTGGGTTGCTTCCATGCGAGCAGATTACCCAATCATCTACATGAAATGCCACACTGCCTGACATTGCTGGGTAGGAATCTACGCTAGTCCAGGTCGATGTAAGTAGGTTAAATACGAAAATCTTGTTTGCTACTGTGGAACTACCTGTTGGGACTGCAAGATAGTATTTATTGTCATACACGATACCACATGCAGTATCTGCTGCTGCAAAGTTAACCTCATCGAACTGATCCTGTATAGGTCTGGTCATGGGTATGGTTTCGCCACTTACTTTACTAATAGCTACTCCTAGTCCCTTGGCAGGGTCTGTACCAGGTGACAAGAAGATGACCCCATTATCTGATAGGAAGAATGTTTGTGGCCCAGACTGTGCAATTGATTTACGTGCCACACAACCATGCTGACGGGTAATCTCGTAGGTATTAGCTGCGGAGGTTGTCGCAATGTTATTTATCATGTGAATGCTATTACGCATAAACACGATTAACTGATCTTCTTGGTATGGAAAAAAGCCTACAAGAAAATCTGCACTTCCTTTACTAATTCTAAATTGTGATTCAGCAGCGTAGTAATTATCTGTGTCTAACAAATCGGACATGATAATTGAATAGTTACTGTCTGTGGGTTGTGGGATGATTAAGCGATTACGAAAGAATACACCAAAGTCTGTATTTGGACATTGTATGCGCCCAGCACCTGGGCTTCCATTTGCTTTAACCACAAAGTCATTGGTTACATCTCCATCCCATTCAAGTGGTGTTTTATTCTTACCACGAAACAAGATGAGTTTTTCCAATGCCTGCACGAAGCTCGCGCCATCTGCTGTGGCCACAACTTCACTGCCTGGATAATCAATGTCGATGCCTGAGTTATTTGCATCATTCCAAAGGATTACTTTATCCTTGGTTGCAGCTACCACATATTCATTTCCTGTTGCAGGATCTGAGTAGAGTGTGGATGCAAATACCATCTCATTCGTACCATTGTAGCTAAGTGTAACTGCACCTGCTAAAAAATCTATACCCTTGCGCACCTCTGCAAGGTCACCAATCAAGCGCATATTCTCGCTTGTCCGTACAAAGCCCGGTTCTAAACTTGTTGCTTCTTTGTATGAATCTATACCACGAAATCCACGATCCCCATCTTGAAGAACTTGGTCATCCAATCTGCCTGATGTACGATAACGTGCCATTACTTCTTCTTAATTTCTTGGTATAGTTTTATGCACATGTAGACTAGGGTGACTGCACCTACTGCAATGCCAAGGAATGTATCAATTGTTGACAATCCAAAGGTTGCTGCCGTTCCGCTCATGCCAGCTACTGAAACACGATCAAGCATCATCTACGTCCTCCTGGTGTAAAGTAAAATCCTATAATTAATGGTAACACTACGGTTGCCTCGAAGAGTGCGATATGTCCTGTTGTAACAACCAAAGGGGCTTGCTCTGCTGGAAAACTGATGAGTCCGAATAAAAACTCTTTTTTTCCTTCACCTGTAATGTTTGTCGTACTGATGAGTGGAACGCTTGGGTAGATGGTGGTGACACAGGTGATGAACGAGAGGGTGCACATGCCGATAAGAGCAAGCATCCTACGAGTAGCACGAGTAAAAGCTCCACCAGGTACGTTGCTGAGTGCTTGCTGAAATTGAATGGCACTTTCGTTGTTTCGGCATTCTCTTGCCATTTCCATTTCATGCTTCTGCGAACGAGCATCCGTGACTGCACCAAACACGCCTTTAAGAATAGACCCCATTGCCGCAGAACCACCTCCCGTAAGAAATAATGTAAGGAGTTCAAACATTTCATTTAGCCTCCATCTTCTCGAATAACTTCTTTATATCCTCACGCCTGTCTTCAGATAATTTATTAAGATGACTCACTTCTTTTATTTGCCCGGCAGCAGATATTTCCACTTGGCGAAGACGATCTTTCATATCATCTATCTCCCACTTATTTCTTTTGATGAAGAATGCGAGGATGGAAAGTGCAACCCCAAGTCCTGCGAACATGTAGTGTGTAACTTCCATTTCACTTCGACCCTCCGTACCTTAACTCCTCAAGTAGTTCGTCATTTTTTTCCTGTTGTTTCTCAAGGAATAAAAGTCTCATGTTTTGCTCGGCATCGTCCGGCAAAGATCCAAGTTCTCCACGTGGCCACTTTATGCGAAACTCACTGTTCATATCAACCTCGTGATGCAATCTAATGTTTGCGTTTCGCAAGTCATCAATGTCTGACTTAATAGTTACGAAGGAGTAGACTGCAACCGCCACCGCAGAAATAGTTTTCAACATGAAAGCAACATTTGCCTTCACAACTGAATCCTCTCCTATCGCATCTTTATCGTCAGCAGACATCATTCACCAAGAGGATTAGGGTCAGAACTCCACTCGTCCGTTGCCATGACAGTAAGTATTTCGGAATGGGTGTATTGCGTTTTACCCTCTAGAAAGCTTGGTGTGTCTCCGATAAATTTTACCAAAGCCTTACTACCATCTCTTGAGTACGACAAAAAGTTTTCATTCCTTTCCAAAATAAGATCAAAGTCAATTGAGTCTACTTCGTCCGCATTTATTATTACATATATTCTCATATCGATGGAGTAGTTGAAGAGTAAGTAGCACCACCTGAACCTGTGCCATCATGTGTGCCTGGATTAGCTAAATTTTTTACAGTGCCTATCGTGTCTCCGTTAGCTGGTGAACCTGAACCATCATCAGTATCTCCTGTACCGTCTCCCATTCGCCAATAACCAACTAAATTATCCTTAGATGTATAACTCCCTTTGTTGACTAGTAAATTTGTCGGTGTGTAATCGTTAAAAATTTTTATAATTTCAGCGTCTGTTAGAGCTTCGTTCCAAACTCCTACCTCATCGATTAATCCATTGAATGAGAATTGATTGCCTCCAATGTGTTTACCAATGTAAAAATTTGCACTAGCTATAGATGTATAAGAAGTTGATGTTGAAGCTCCTGGCACACCATTAAGATATCCTTTTACTTCTGACCCAGTGTGGGTCATAGCGACATGATGCCATGTATTCGCAGTAATTCCACTTGCAATTAAAGTTACATTACTTCCTCCGTAAAAATATAAAGCCTCGGAGTTTATAGAAAATTGAGTGCCATTAGCTGCTGTTCTACGCTGGATTACAGTATTATAACCTGTATCATCCACTTTAACCCAACATGAATATGTAAAAGCGGATAAATTAAGACCTGAGTTAGTTCCGCAATCTATATGATCGTCAGTCCCATCAAGTGATGCGGATAGAGTATTTTCAATACTACCTTGATAAGTTATGAATGAACTTCCATCGTAAGTAATAATATTTTTAGTGTCGGTTTCAAATAAAGTATCACCAGCGTTTGGTGAACCAGGACGAGTCGAAGATGTGCAAGTTAAGAGTGTGCTAGTCATAATTTAAATGTTGTTATAAAAGTACCAATTAGTTCCGTCCCAGACATACAAATCGCTAGTATCCGTCCCGAAAGCTATCGTTCCTACGGTGTCTCCTGTTCGTGCTATGATGTTGGCGTGTGTATCTCGTAGATCAATATTGAATCCACTTGCACCTCCACCTCCACTAGCTGGTGCAGTAGTCCCGGCAAAACTTGGTAAACAGATTGGCATCTTAGGATGCAGTGTCTCCAGCTAATACAAATACATCAGCGGCAGTTGAAATCAATGTGGCTACACCATGCTGACCAGCTATCTTGGTATGCGATTGGCGATTATTTATCGTTGTTGAACTCGCAACAAAGGTAACTTGACCAGCTCCTTTCTGTACCACTGAGCAGGTAAACCCAGCACCTAGACTAGCTGGGACTGTTAAGTTAACCGCAGATCCTTTGTTCATAACTACGACCTTACCAGCATCACTTGTCTGCAATGTGTAATTATCTGTTTGGTCATTTAAAGTTGCGTCAAATCCAAGGATTGCATTACCACCAAAATCATAACTAGATAACGCACCTGCGCTTGTGGCAGATACTAAGTTAGCAACTGTTATCTTCTTGGTTGTTGCAGTTCCACTGACATCAACAATGGGTACAACGTCATCAGTTGCAGGTGTTGCTGAAAGAGCAGTAAGTGCGGTTATCTTTTTATTAGCCATTTTATAATTGGGTTAAAATTCAAATTCTAAATAAAATCCATCTTCAGTTCGCAAAAATGCACTAGCTTCTGTGAGTAAAACAAGGTTGGGTATAACGGGTACACCACTACTTGTAGTTGAACGTCCTACGCTAAGATTAAGATCGAGTGTGAGTGCCATTAAATGTTGTACGCTATGACTGCACCACTTGTAAGTGTTATGGAACTTATGTTTCCATAAATCGCAGTATTTGCAGCTAGTGTGGTTGCATCTTGTCCGGTGCAAATGTCAGACAAGTTTTCAATATTACTTGTGATACTCGCAATGACTGTGTCTTCCGTTGCAAGTACTGCAAAGAATTTACCTGCGTGTGCCGCAGTATCATTAATGTACTCACCTCCATTTAAACCTAAACCTCTGTATTCTGATGCCATAATATATGTTCCTTTTATGCCGAACTAACGGCAGTTGTTCCGTACGTAATTATCTGTAAATGAGTTGATTGTGATTCTTGTCTTTCAAGTTTGTCCAACTCGCTTTGTAAAATTGCTTCTGCTTGTTGGTAGATAACTTGTGCCTTATCTGTTTGGCCGTCTGCTTGTAACCAATCTCCATACGCTCCAATCACCGCATACTCGCTAAATACATATGGAAAGTCACTTGCGTCACTTGCATACTCAGGGTAGGGCGCGCGGTAATACACCCATACAGGTGCAGTAGATGTGCGATCTGGTAGTATTGCTTCTCCGTACTCACTCGCACCTGTTACATATACATTC